ACCAGATCTTTTGTCCAGCATTTCCTGATGACTCACAGTCAACAGCCTTAGAGAGAGAAATATGCTTCTCAAGGATGTTACCTTTAATTCCAGTTATATTTCCAGTATCATCAACAACAACTACATGTAAAGCATCATTGTAAGCACCTCTTTCTGTAGCATACTGATTAGTTACTGGTTTCTGTGCGATTGACTTCCAGTAAACAGTTGCATTGTCTAACTGTAGAGTCTGAGCATCATACCAATCAGCAACTGCAGTAGGAGTTAATGCAGAACTACCAACTGTACCAGCAGGAAGGTTAGTGAATAAACCATCTGAAGTACCAAATGCGTAGATACCACCTTCAGTGTAACTAACTTTAGTTTCAGTTGAACCACCACCAACTGTTTCTACACGAGAAACAATCTTAACATCAACAGTTGACTTACCACCAACAGCATCAGTAGAAACACCAGTAACAATACCTTTGAGGAATCCTACAAAACTTGAAGTAGTTCCTGCACCAGGTAAAACTGTGCTTAAAGGAGCAGTTATACCATAACCAACAGTTACACCAGAACCAGCAAGATTAGTAGAAGTAAAAGTAAGTGTTTGATCAGCAAAGTCATCAACGAAGCAGACTTTTAGATCCTTACCCCAAGTACCAGGGTTCTTAGCGGCGTAATAGAAATCGGTAGCAGAAGTGTAGTTAGACTGATAATCGTCGTAACTCTTAATCTTCAGGGTTGTTGTATTAGCAATACCAACACCAGCGTTAGCATTCTTGAGGTCATCATCGTCAGTTCTGGCAACCTTAAGGATACCACCGTATGAGAGGAATGACGCTGCACTCATCCAATACTCGTACTGACTATCGGTGCTCAATGGCTTTCCGAATGTGTTGATTAAATCCTGTTCTGTTTCCACAGTGATTGGATCATCAACAGGTCCAATTTCAAAAGGGCCTGCGATTGCACCGATATTATCGAGTACATTATCCGCCCTTCCTACTGTTAGATCTACTTCCCTGATTAATACACCAGGTGATACTAACTGAATAGCCATGCTTGCGTCCCTCTAAGAGTTCCCAATTTCCTACAAATTATTTATTGAAAGATACATTTTCAGAGGGGAAACCGTGCATGAACTATGAACGATACTCCCACATATAACTCATATCACCATAAGTTGACTGTACATCATCCCTATCTGTCTTGGTCCATCTTTGTCCATCATCATCAACAATATAGTCATCTTCCAATCCATCAAGCATGAAACCAAATGGAGCCATGTCTTGTTCTATTTGATTTTTATTATCTTCATACAATCTTTTACGAACATCTTGATCAGTTAACTCTTTAAAGTAATCCTGTGCTACCAACCATGCATATATTACAAGACACATTGCTAAGTCATCATTACAACCATCATCTGCCTCAAATGAATTACTCTTTGAAATAAATGTAGTTAATTCTGATATAATCTCATAATCATTAAATAAAACTTTATCAGCCTCAATCATTGTCTTCAAATTTAATGCACCAACCTTCTTAACAGTCTTGGACATCTTAACTCCAAGTTGTACCTTAGTACCAGAGAATCCTTGTCCTATAACCTGTCCTGCTCTTCCTCTCATAGATGACATAAGAAGATTAGGATATTCAAAATCATAGTTAAGAATAGATGCAACCTGATCTCCAATATCATTTACTTCTACTAATATAAAAGCATCATTGTATCCTTTACAAGTTTCGTGTATAATATTAGGAAATAACATAGGTTTAATTTCATTATTCCTATACTTTGCTACAACTCTATGGGGGAATTCTGTTATATCAACAATTATAAATGTAGAATAATCCTCTCCCACACCACGAGCAACGTCTACTGTACAAACATAATCATGTTTCTCAATAGGTTGTTCATATAAATCTAATCCTTCATTAGACATTTTTGGTTTATCATAAACCAAAGATTTTAATTTTGCTGGTGATATTAAGGTATCAACAGAACCTAAGAAATTACATTCAAACTCAACTTTGAATTGTGACTCTGAAGTATTAGCAATCGTTTGTGCTCTCCAAGCCTCATCTCTACCAGGAACTTCACTCCAATGGACTACAGTAGGTACATATTCATTATCTCCGTTCTCAGCATCGTGCCACATGCGATAGAAGTGGTTCATACCCTTGGGGGTAGAGACGATGATAATCTTGGTTGATTTACCAGATGAAATTGTAGGATATACTGAACTAAAGAAGTCGTCAGCAATATGATTAGGAACGAACGCAAATTCGTCTAGGAATATGATGTTAAAGGTCATACCCCGAACTGCAGCAGCAGATGTAGATGCTGCCATAATCTTGGAACCGTTCTCCAGTTCTAAACTACCTTTGTTCCATACAAGAATACCCTGTTGCATCCATTTGGGTAAATTCTCATAAGCAGTCTGGAGTCTTGCTAACAAGTCTCTGGCAGTTGCTGCTTTGTTTGCAAGAATACCAATATTAACATTATCATTAAAGATAGCATAATGAAGTAGATAAGATACAGACGTAGTAGACTTACCAGTCTGTCTAGGCATCATGCATATATTAAATCTATTATCATGAAATCTTTCTATTAATTTCTCTTGGAATGGCCACATATCAAAGCCAACCAATCCTTCATCAACGTTTACAATCTTAATGTATTGACGAGCAAAATAAACAGGATCAAGTTTACATTTAATAAACTCTTGAACCTGATCATGACTAAATTCAATCTCAGTATTTGCTTTCTTGAGATTGGGATTACCAAGGTATATTTCTTGAGGCATAATTAAGTTTGGCGATAACCACTAACAATAAAAGTACAAGTTGCACCAGCACTAGTAGTTCCAAAATTACCAGTACCAACGAACAAAGCATCTCCACTATTTTCAAGAACTAAAGGAGATGCATAGACATCAAATCTATAGTTTCCTCTATCAGCAATGTCTTCATCAACAATTCTAAAATCAGGAGAATCAGTTGTTCCACCATTAGGAACAAAATAGATTTGAGCACTTGTAGATGCACCATATCCAGCATGTGCATACACACCGTCTATGTAAATCTTTTTATTATCAACACAAGTAATGACTCCTACTGTGCTTCCATATGCAACCTTTATAGGATTACATAACTTACCATATACAATTGGATTTGCCATAATTAAGTAACGATGTCAGCACCAGCACCAGCTCTTACTGCCATTAATTTTTTAAGTAGAACTTGTCTTTTCAATCTCATTACCCTCTTCTCCTTAGATTTCAACTCTTGATTTTCACGACCTTTCTTTTGTACTGCTAATTGCTTACCCTGCACATCATCAACTGATGGAGTTTTAGATCCATTAGAAGGCATAGGTGCAGTATCCTCAGGCAATTGTAAAATTGGTTTAGTAGGATCTCTCATAACAACATCATAATCCATAACTCTTGAGCTAGGATAGACTTTAACAATAGCATCTTGTACTTCTTTCTTAGATGGCATCTTTAGTTCTGGGAAGAACATCTGAAGAGACATATACTTACCACGCCACAAGAATGTAACATAAAGTGTTTGTCCATTTACTCTTGGAAGAGTTGTTGCTTCATAAGTATAAGTCTTCTTACCGACTTTGGTATGTCCGTACTCACCAGTTTTACCTGGACGTACTTGACCTAACTTACTACCTTTCCTAGAAGGACCAGTTGAAGTGTTACGCCCTCTCTTAGTAGTAGGGTGTATTGTTGCTTTGTCCTTTCCTTTCTTTGTGATTACAGCATCTTGGTCATACTTTTTACCAAGACGTTTCATCTGCTTTTTAAACTTCCTAAACTTTTTCTTAGGAGCATTGACAGCAATAGATGGTTCACTAACTGTCTTCTTTTCACCAGTCTTACTATCTGTTTCAGGATACTCACCCTTTACTTTCTTATAACCGTAGCCCATACTACGGACTTTCTTGCCCAGTTCTTTGTTACGTGCTTTATTTTCCTTACTAGATTTGTCACCTCTATTAGCAGTTAGGACTGCGGTGCTGCGTTTCTTAGAGTGCTGCACCTGACGTGACATACCACCTTCATCTATTTGATTCAACATTTCCACTTCCTCAATGCTAGTGCCTTACGAGTAGGTCTTCCCTTCTCATCTTTCATTGGTCCTTTCATACCACCCATGCGAGCACAGAATGATCTCTTTCTAGGACCACCTTCAGGTTGTGGTGCTTTTAAATCTGAACCAGGATTCTCACGTTCGTAAGATTTTCTACCTTTCTCATTTAATCCACCTTCTTTATTCTTACCTTCCTTACGTTGCCATGCTGCTACCTTTTCTAGAACTGTTTCTTCATTCTTATAAGTAGGAACCTTTGCACCTTTAACACCTCTTCTTGCCTTGTGCTCTTCTCTACGTTTGTCAATTGTCTTACCCCTCTTATTATCAGGATCAAACATTGCTGGTTCTAAAGTATCAGGTCCAGACCTTCTATAGTTTCTGATAGATGCCTTACCATAATCAGATCTACCTTTATCTACCTTAGCCTCAGTAGTAACTTGGGTCTTAGGTCTACAATCAGGAACCATCTTGCCACCCTTCTTCTTCATACCAACTTTCTTATGAGTCTTCCAGCACTCATCATAAAATTTATCGAATGTTTTTAATTCTACTTCTTCTGATTTATTGCCATAATTAGCAGCACCCTTCTTACGACACTGAACTAATCTACCAGATGCATATGCAGAAGGCCAAACACTTGCACTTGCTTTTACCTTATGATAGCAAGCATCTTTTTTACCACTACCTTTTCCTTTCTTGTCTGCTTCAGTTACAAGTTCTTCTTTCATTTTTTTCTTGTCCGTAGAAACATAAGTTGGTTTTGCAGCACCTGACTTGGATTGTTGTCCAGGATCTGCTTTCTTCTTTCTTCTAGATGCAGACAGTCTTTCTGCTTTAGTCATACTGGCACGTTTGGAAGATGATACACACTTAGGTGTACCCTCACCAGGTTTGTCACTAGCACAAGTTCCCCCTGTGACTACGTTAACCCATCCACCTTTACCATCCTTAGACTTGGAACCTTTGAACCACTTGTGAAGTGAACCTTCACTCACTCCTCCTGAGGAACCGTTCCCATTGCCATTGCCGTTGCCAGCACTAGACCCATTAGCTCCTGAATGTCCATTACCATTTCCGTTGCCGTTTTTCTTAGATTTTTGTCCATCTTCATCATCCCTCATTAAGTAACCACTACGCATGACATGATAACCCTTTGGTATGGGTTTACACTTTTTTGATTTAGTGCAATAATATTGACCAGCAGGACAGTTCTTCATAAAAAATCAGAAGTCTCCTTTTATTTATTCTTCTTCTTCTTCCAATACTTGTTCATAGTATTTTATCTTCCTACGAAGAAACAGAACCTCTTTCTGAAGTTCTGCTTTCTCCTCTTCCAAAAGTTCGATCTCTTCTTGGTAGATGATAACACTCATGCAACTATTTAATGATTTAATATCTTCTTAATTTTTGAAAAAGACCTTATTCATAATAATCTTCTATATCAGAGTCCAGGTATCCCCGTCGCTTGTGCTGAAGGAGCCATACTAGGGGTGGTATCAATACTAGGAGCAAGATCATTGGTCCCAAGAGGAAGTGCTCCGCCACCAAGTCCACCAAGTGATCCAGTAACTGCTTCAATAGCTTGTTGCTTAACTGAATCAATAATAGAATCTCTGTTGACATATACAAATAAGCCACTGCCAATAATGGCAATAGATACAGCACCGGACGCAATAGCAACGACATTTATAATTTTTTGCATTACTTTAAAGTTCGTAAGTTTCCTTAGTATCTTTTGAAA